CGAACAGGTGCGCGCAATCCTTCTTAAATACAGCCTGATTGTTGAAAGCACGATGGAGGAAGATATCGCCAAAGCCGACGCATATTGGAAGACTACAAACGATGCCCGAAACGGTGGAAAATCTCAAGAACAACGTGCTGCTGAAACTATCACTAAGGTGCCTCCTCCTTCTCCTGCAGGAGGAGCGGTAGCCGAGTGGGATACAGATGATGGCGGCCCACTGTTACCGGAACTCAAATCAGACGAGTCAAGACGCAAAAAGATTGTTGAATATCTGAAGAGGGAAGCCGCAGAACCCGTGCCCGACTTCAAGGGGCGCCCTGAAATGGCGGATATCGCGAAAGCTACGAAACCTGAAGAGCTGGGCGTAAAGGAGGGGATAAATCTTGGTTCTGGTCGTCGTTCCTTTAAGCGGCGGTTGCCCCGACTCGTGTAAGGGCTTCTTGGCATGCTTGTTGTTCTGCCTTCTTCCGGGTGCTTGCTGTGCCGATCCCATAGACCTTTCCAGCTACAAACACCGCTACGACAATCTCGTTCTTCTTAGGATCGTTTGATCGCATCTCATAGTCCGGAGTACACTTGAACTCGCGTTGACAATACTTCTGAAACAGGTCCTTGAAATTAGTCGTAGATGCGACGATTTCATCGATATCAAGATAAGTCTCCATTACAGTGGTCACGAACGGGTATACAACGTTAAACCGGTTACCACAGTCTGTCCACAATGCCCCGAGAAAGGCTTCGAAGATGTCGCCAAGCTTCTTGGTGTTGGTTCGCCCAGCAATCGCAACAGAGTCTTCGTTATGGCGAGAGATGACATAGAACTTATTCAACCCTAACTCCTTTGATAGCCCCCCGATACGGTCATTATTGACGAGCTCCTTACGGGCGTCCGTCAAGAATCCCTGCTTCTTCTCGGGGAACTTCTTGCGTAGATACGTCGCGATACAGGCACCGAGGACTGCATCACCTTCAAATTCAAGGCATTCATAGCTTTCGTCTTGGAGTGGCATCGTGCCTGGGGGACAGGGGGCAAGGACGGCGGGTTCACCGTCAGGCGTGGTGTATTCAGAGCGTCTAACGTAGGTGGTGTGAACCATCGCGGTCTGAAATACCTTCCTGTTAGATACGCGGTAATGAGGGAGTCCGTGACGGCGTAGAATGCGGTGGATATCATCTTCGGTAAATGTTCGATTGGAGGCATTGTAGGGTGAGTACATGAGATCTCTTCTCCTTCATCGGGTAAATTCGTTTTTGTCCGCCCATAACAATGAAGACGCGTCGGGCCGGGTTCTTAGGGATCAAGAAGGCGGTAAAGTCCGTGTTCCAGACGAAGAAGCAGAATGCCCGGATGTACAAGTTATCACGCAAGCGTCAACTCAAGCGGTTACAGAAGCAGGCAGAGGAAAGTCGTCGTAAGCACGCGGCCAGGATTGCTGAACAGAGAGAGGCCATCGAAAACGCGGCGTATGGAGGGCGTTAAGTTTCCGTGAGAGACAACAATGGGACAGGCCCAGTCGTTTGCGTACAATGTCGTTCGAACTCCGCAAACAGCACCGCCAGTTGAGACCTGTATTGTAAATGTAGCAGACTGTAGATACGAGAGTCCGAAGCGAAAAGACGTAGCCGTCGGCTTCGTATTCTTCAACCCGTCAAAGTCCAAGCGAATGGTGATGAACTATCTCTACACAATTGAGAAGCTCAAGTTCGCGAAGATTCCCTTCTACACGATTGAGCTTGTCTTCGATGAGCCTGAGATCGAGCATGCGTTTCATGTGCGTGGATCAAGCGTGTTGTTCCACAAGGAGCGGCTCTGTACGCTGCTTGAGAAGCATATTCCTTGCTGGTTCAAGAAGATCCTGTTCCTCGATGCGGACATCATCTTTGGGAACCCGAAGTGGTATGAAGAGATCTCGCAGTTGCTCGATGGTTATCAGATCGTTCAGCCGTTCTCGACCTGTGTCTGGTTGGACGTTGAATACACTCGCGTTACGCAGTCACGACTGTCCATTGTCTACATGGACCGTGCGAAGGTCTATAACCCAACCTATCATCCCGGATTCGGATGGGCATTCCAACGCAAGTGGTTCAAGGAAGTCGGGTTCTACAGCTATGGGATCACGGGTAGCGGTGACACGTTATCGGCGGCTGCGTGGTTAGGTGTTAAGTTCTCCCCTACCTACCTCCGTCCAGCATTCCAGAAGAGCTATGAGGAGTATTGTCAGTTCGCCGCACCGAAGGTCTCGTGTGCAACGGGGACGGTGTATCACCTGTGGCACGGCACTGCAAAGAACCGCAAGTATGTCGACCGGCATCGCATCCTGGATGGGATTCGCGATGTGCGATCCATCTTAGAAGCGAATAAGGACGGTGTGTGGGAGTTGACAGACAAGGCTGTCGAGGCGAAGATGCGAGAATACTTCGACTCTCGCGAAGATGATGGAGTTTAAAGATTTTCTTCGTCCATTACATACGATTGATGCGAAAAGGTTATCACACTCTCGCCCTTCAAGTTGTTCAGCTCCAACAGTCTCTCTCCTGTGCAGTCACTCGAATTCAAAGAGGCTTCATGCCACTGCAAAATGTCAAAACTGCACAGAAAGACCTGGATGACTTGAAGAGGTTGCTTCTTCTCATTGAAAAAGAAGAGGTGGCTTACGAGACAGCCGTGCCTAAGAAATAATGGAGGTAGCAGCTGGATTGAGTGTCGCATTGATCGCGGGGTTTGTTCTCTATTTGTGTCGGAATCACTCGAACTTTGGTGGGTTGAAGAAGTCATCCTCGAACATGAGCCTGTCTGAAATGGTTCAGGATGAGGATCCGGTCGTTTTCAGGTCAAAGTCGAAATCAGATCCAACCAATTTAGGCTCATGACGACGCACAATCTCACCCATAACCTCCTTTCCCTTCTCGCCTAGAATCTCAGTCAGATACTGTTCAAGATCCTTCTTTGATAACGTCCATCCCTTCTTCCACTGATTCGGTCGCTTGACCGAGAACATCATTTCCGACTCCTTCAACTGAATTGAATTTGGCAACTCTGTATGTGCATACAGGGCTGCGAGATCTAGTTCGATGGTTCGTCGGTTATCACGTAGCTCAGACGCCTGGGCATTGAGTTCATTGAGATTCTTGGTAACGCGAACATACTTTGACAGAACACGAGTGAGAGCCTCCATTTGCCTTTCTTTTTCGCAACAAGGAAAGTATCCGTTTTAAGCAAGGGATGTTCCTCTTCGATGAGGACGAGATTGAACGGTTGAGAACCGTCTATAACAAAGAACACCCCCGTGAACCACAAATCGAGAAGACAGATGCCAAGGCTGTTTGGGCAGAACTGAAGCGTCGTCTTCATTCGAAGTGTAACGACGGTAACCCTACGTGTATTGTCGGTTCTATGATGAAGCGTCCTCGGGCCCCCGAATCATGGGATGCGAACCGAACGGAGTGGCTGTCGTCTGATGACATTGACAAGATTGAGAACGAGTATGAGCGAGTGATTGATGACTACTACTTTGTCGGCTGTGTGCCCATTGACTTTGATTTGAAGTCTGAGATGTCCAAGTGCATTGTGTCTACGCTATGTAGTCTCAAACTCGATACGCTGCGGAAGAAGGGATACCGTCGCATCGGAATCGTCTTCAATACTGATGTTCACGACGGACCGGGCCAGCACTGGATTGCAGCGTTTCTGGATATGCGAGATGAACTACTGTATCCTCGCATGACCTACTTTGATTCGTATGCCCGGAAGCCAGAGAAGGAGATTCAGCGATTGATGTTTCGCTGGAAGGATCAGTTGGATTCTCATGGAGGTTCCCCGATGAAGCTAACCTACAACACGACGCGGCATCAGTTCAAGGATTCGGAGTGTGGGATGTATTGTTTACTCTTTCACCGAGCATGTTTGCTTGGTATCTCAATGAAGTCACGCGTGAAGGATGATGAGGTCAATGCGTTGCGTGATTTACTGTGGAGGCGTTCTAAAAAATAAGAAGGAGAATCAATGGAAGTACTTGTATTGGGGGCACTTATGACAGCGGGATACATCTTGTACACGACTGAGGAGGCCATGCCTGAGCAAAGGTCAGAGACACTTGAGAACTACTACGTTCAGGGTAGCACATTTGAGGACATCTCAACAGCCTTGTCAAAGGGAATTCGCCTGATTGAGCTTCACATCTATTCAGATGGTCAAGATCAGCCAGTGGTTGCATTAAGTCCTAGATACGATGGTATGACTGCGAGGTCGTTTGAATCGTGTTGCGTGACTCTTGTGAACGAAGCCTTTCCGTCGCGAGACCCGCTGATTCTTAGCATCGTTCCTCATACGGACAAGAGCTTCACGTTGAACCGTGTGGCCTACCACCTGAATACAACGGTCCGTAAGCATCTCGTCAAGGGATCGGTTGAGGGCAAAACACTTGAATCGCTCGGGAATCAGCTCATTCTTGTCTCGGGATCAGAGGTTCGCGGCACTGACCTTGAACCGATGTTGAACTTGTCGTGGAATGATAGTCATCTGCGTCGACTGACATATCAGCAGGCCGCCCACCCCCGCGATGAATCCGAGCTTCGTACCTTCACTGAAAAGAACATTGTGATCGTAGCACCTGATCAGGCTTTTTCTACGTTTAAAACTCTGGATGATGTTCACTCGTACGGTTGTCAGTGGAATCTCTGCCCTGGAAGTGGATCTGGATTTATTCCTCGCGGTTAAACAAAATGGCGAATCCTTGGCTTACTCACGTGAAGAAGACGATGGCTGAGATGAAGCACCGCGGCACCTACAAGAAGGGTGACGGCCTGAAGAAGGTGATCCTCGCGGCGAAGAAGACGTACAAGCACCACGCTGCGTCCAGCGTGAAGCACACTCGCCGCCACCGCAAGAGCCGCAAGTCGTTCTTTTAAGCAAACATAGAACGAACCACGAGTAAACAAAGAACAAGCAACCCACCCATATACACTTTCATACATAGAGGAGTCTGTTCGGTTCCCTGTTTACGAAAGTAGACCTCCTGCCACGATCCGTCGAGTACGTTTATGATCACGTTGCTTGGTATATCCTCCGTTGACTCGGCGACAGGTTTTTCCATGATACGTTGCTTTAGAACACCCACTCTTGTAGTAAGCCACATGATGTGCGTATCCCCGATACGTGCGTAGATGAGAATGCGTTTTTGCCGCGAGACGTTTCAGCAGACCGTACATCCAATGCATGTAGTCAGACCTAGAACCCAGTGCTGATGGGTGCGAGTCAGTATACTTGACATAAACCTTTCGCAGCTCGGGGAAGGGAAAGGTTGACTTCATCGACGTGAGAAACTCCTTCTGAGTGGAGGTTTGGTCCTCATCGGGCTTGTCAGGGTAGTTGAACGCAATTGAAAACAAGAAGTCGCGACCAGGGATTCCAGATGGTTTACTCCGCAACAAGTTCGCATACTTCTCACGCACATCCTCGTAGGTCGGGTCGGGATCAGGTAGAATGACAGCTGGGTCCGTCTCGGCCTGTGTTTTTAGCTTGTGGTTGACCATGCGATGAATCTCGTAGAGCCACCGCTGGGTGTCACCCTTTAGAGGATGTTCAGTTACAAACTTCGTCGTACTTTC